TCTAATTCTTTGGATCAACTGCTTGGTGCAGCTCAGTCCGAGAATCAATCCCAAGAAAAGAAGTCCTATAAGGACGAGCGTTTGTGGAAGCCAGAACTTGATAAGACAGGTAATGGTTATGCAGTCCTTCGTTTTCTGCCCGCTGTAGAAGGTGAAAATATGCCATGGGCAAAGCTTTGGAATCACGCATTTCAAGGCCCAACTGGTCAGTGGTATATTGAGAACTCTCTCACTACCCTTGGCAACAATGATCCTGTATCAGAGATGAACTCTGCATATTGGAACTCTGGTGTAGAATCCGATAAGGAGATTGCTCGTCGCCAGAAGCGTAAGTTGCAGTATTACTCTAACATCTATGTTGTGAGTGATTCCAGGCATCCTGAGCATGAGGGTAAGGTATTCCTCTTTCGGTATGGTAAGAAAATCTTTGATAAACTTATGGAGTCGATGCAGCCTGCATTTGAGGATGAGTCTCCTGTCAATCCTTTTGACTTTTGGCAGGGTGCGAACTTCAAGTTGAAGATTCGTAAGGTAGATGGTTATTGGAACTATGATAAGTCAGAGTTTGAGGGCCCATCTGCATTGTTTGATAATGATGAAGCGATTGAGGAAGTGTGGAAGAAGCAATATGCTCTTAATGAGTTTACTGCTCCAACCAACTTCAAGTCATATGATGAACTGAAGACTCGCCTGAGCATGGTTCTTGCCGGTACTACTACGGTAGGAAATGTAACAACTCTGATGGAAGATGAGCCTGTCTTGTCTACTGTTACTGTTGATACCAAAGAGGTGCCTGCTCCTACTGTATCAGTTGAAGATGAAGAGGATACGATAGATTATTTTCAGAAACTTGCTGAAGATAACTAATCGTTAAACTCTAGTAGAATCCCCTCTGAGCAATCAGAGGGGATTTTTTAGCCTGGATAATTCAATGCGGCGATTGTGGGGTCTGTATTTTGGGTATTTGCGGCATTGAAATTGGCGCTCATCTTACGAGCATCTTGTGTGTTACTAACAGATGCATCTACAATGTTAGTACTTGTGCCCTGTCCAGCTGCACTTTTTTCTACAGCCCTACTTATTAATTTTTCTGCTACAAGAGTATTAACAGTTAGTTTGTTTATATTTGGCCCTTTTAATGCATCACCGGCACCACCCATGCCGCCCATATCGGCAGAAACTTGCATATATAATGCTTCTTTTAATACTTTTATATTTTTAGCAGCGTCAGCCCATTTAATATCTTTACTCGCAAGACCTTTAACTTTTGGATTGAAGCCTGAAACTTCAATTTCACCCCCCATTATTGCCGCTTCAATATTGGGAATAGATTCCAATAAGTCTTTTGAAAATGATTCAATTTTAATGTCACTACCATCAAATTTAAGTCCGGCCATTTTTTCTAGACCGACAGAAATTTTGTCAATAGCTTCTGCGCCGTCTTTTAATTCTTGAGATTTTCCCGCAATTAATTGAATTTGTTCTATAGGAGATTTGTCTCCTGTTAGGAATTGTAACATCGAATTACCAGCAGATGCAAGAAGACCTACAAAACCACCCGGCGCAGTAAATTTCTCTAGTCCCTTAGATATATTAGTTAATATAGTTTTAAATGTCCAAGATTTTTTCAAATCTACGTTTGGGTCTTCAAGAACACTAAGTAATGCGGTTATATCTTTTTTGATTTTTGCACTGTCAATATTTGCAGAAGCAAAATTCTGTAAAGCGGTCATGGGACTTTTTTCACCACTACCACCGAATAAACTTCCGATACCGCTGAAAACATTAGATAAAGTATCACCAAAACCTTTACCTACTGTAATTTTGCCCATATTCACCATTGCGTCTGCATATGTTGAAATACCAGATGCATTTAGTTTTATTTGAGTTACTTCTTTCTCTGTGATGACGGTTGCTGCAAATTTCTTCAAATCTCCAAGTGGGTCTGCTTTTTCATCACCAATACCAAAGAATGAACCAAGAGCTTTTACTGCACCGCTAGCAAAACCAGCAATATCACCGATTAGTTTACCACCAGAGCTCTTAGCCCCAGCAGCCATTGCATCACTATAGGCCACCATTGCTTGAGCAACTAGTTTTATTTTAGCACCATCAATACCTTCAGCTGCACTCATTGTTTGCAAACTTGTTAACAAGGTAGATAGAGTGCTTACTTTTTTATCACCTGTTATGAGGCTTGTAAGACCATCGACAGCGGACCCTACAAAAGTTCCAATACTAGCTCCAGCTTTCCCTGCTTCGCCTTTTGCTCCTGATGCCATAGCTGCAGCATAATCTACTAATGCTGTGGCAACAATTTTTATTTTGGGTCCATTAATACCATCGGCTGCACTTATTGTTTTCAAACTAGTTAACATGGTATCTAGAGTGCTTACTTTTTTGTCACCACCTGTAATAAAACTTGTAAGACCATCTACTGCTGTACCTACAAAATTTCCAATACTAGCTCCAGCTTTCCCTGCTTCACCTTTTGCGCCTGTGGCCATTGCTTCGGCATAATCTACTAATGCTGCGGCAACAACTTTTATTTTAACTCCATCAATACCATCTGCGGCCGTCATTTTCTGCATACCCTTTAATTGAGTATCTAGAACACCTTCTCCACCTAACAACTTAGAAACACCATCAGTGAAACCTGTTACCATATTTAATACACTGCCAACCGATGTCATAGCTGTAGCACCAGTGCCAGCAGTCATTGCTCCAGCATATGTCACCATTGCTTCAGCAACTAGTTTTATTTTAGCTCCATCAATACCCTCGGCCGCCGATATTTTCTTTAGACTCTTTAATTGAGTATCTAGAACACCCTCTCCACCTAATAATTTTGAAACACCATCAGTGAAACTTGTTACCAGATTACCTACACCGCCAACCGATTTCACAGCTTCGGCACCAGCGCCAGCAGTCATTGCTGCAGCATACCAAACCATTGCTCCAGCAACACTCTTTATTTTAGTTCCATCAATACTGTCTGAGGCCGCAGACATTTTCTTTAGACTCTCTAATTGAGTATCTAGAACGCCCTTTCCACCTAATAAGTTTGAAACACCATCAGTGAAACTTGTTATCATAGTGAAGACACCGGCCACCGACGACATAGCTGTAGCACCAGCGCCAGCAGTCATTGCTGCAGCATATGACACCATTGCATCGGCATTTTTCTTTACTTTAACGCCATCTATATCTACCTTGGAAAAATTGATTAATTGAGTTACTACGGGCACACCACCAAGCAATCTTCCCAAACCACCAATTGCGCCATCAGCAAGTGTGGATAACGAACCCATCATTGTACCAGCGCTGCCAGCAGTCATTGCAATACCATAAGCTACCATGGCTTCAGAGTTATCTTTTATGTTTTTTACATTGAGTTTTACTTCACTAAATTTCTTTAGTTTATCCATTAATTGTTCTTGGCCACTTTCTGCGCCAAACAGCCCACCAATGCCATCAGCAATATTACCAATTAAACCACCTATACCCGCAATAGCGCCACCAGTACCCATTGATGCAAGTCCAACGCCAAGATGGCCCATTCCTTTACCAACCTTGCCCAGATTTGCACCATTTATACCATCAAAACTTTTTAATCCCTCTGCAATGGTTGGCATCATTTTCGCAGTGAGAGCGGCTCCAACGCCCAAGGCAGTAATAAATCCAGCAATACCAGCACCAACAGCTGTCATAACGAAGGCAAATTGGGCAGCACCCCCTGCAGCGCCACCAATACCCTTTACAAATCCACCAATACCTTTACCAACTGAACTACCCATGCGTCCCAAAGCACCAGCTATACCAGTAAGCATTCCACCGGATTTTTTATCTTCTGAGGGCCCTGCGCCACCTCCGCCGCCTCCGCCTCCGCCTACCGCATCTGCAATTGTTTTTAAATAATTAAGCTGATTGGTTTTCCATTGCTCAGCATCTCTTTTATCTTCAGTAGCTCCCGCACCCTTTGGATCAGTTGCTTGAGTAAGATTATCAATTGCCTGATTTGTTTTCTTTATTTCTTCTACAACATCTTTAAAATCTGCCATTGGAATATCCTATTTTTTACCCTTGGGCAAGGATGTGCCTGGCTTACCAACATACAAACCAAAGAAGGCAGCTCCAGCACCTACAATAGTAGAAATGAATGCTGCTTGTGCGTTAGTTGGATCAGGTAATGCCATAAACCAAACTGTTGCTGAATAGAATGCATAGATGTATGCTAACATGATAAGTCTAGGAATCAGTCTAAACCTATCCAGATGCCCTGCTATTTTATTTGCCCAAGTGGGTTCGTCTTCTCCCGCACTAGGAACAAGGTCAACCTTTAGAAGTTCATATTCCTTGGTTGTTTCTGTTACTTTAACTGTATCTTCAGCCATTGATTTAACTCCGTCTATTTTCTCTTGATATTTTTTCTTCTTCTTCCTTCAAAAAATTCATTAACAACCCAATATATATTTCCCTCTCCCACGGCATCATATCTTCTAATTCAGTCAAACTATAATTGTGATGCTGCATCATTCCAAAATTAGTTTTATAATAATTCTCCAAAGTATCATGAGAAAGGGCTATCCGAAAAAACTTTGCAGACCCTCAATTAGAATTTCATTTTTCTTCTTTGTCTTTGGATTTTTAACTTCAACCACATGTTGTAATTTAGGCATAGTTTCGAAAAATGCACTCACCTTTTCAAAATTTTCAGTTGACATGCTATCAATAAATTCATCCAATTCCTTTTCTGAAATATCTACTTTATTATGAACTTCCTCTCCATCATGAACTTCATTAACACATCGTTTTATCATTTCAAAAATAGATTGAATTTGACCTTTATCGTCAAATCCTGACATATCAGATAAAGTTGGATATTTCATAACAATAGAAATATTATCTGTTAATTGAACAATATTAGTATGATCATTAGACATTTGTACATTAACATCTTTTAAATCAATCTCAACATCTACTCTTGTTTTTTCATCATCAGTACATAACAAATTAAGTTTTATTTTTTCTCCAACTGATTTTCCTCTCATTTGTAAAAAAACATACTCAACATCAAACATAGGCATTGTATAAGCGTTTAATTCCCCAAATGTACAATCAGTGATAATTTGAGCAAATGCATTTTCAATTTGTTTATCATCTTCTGATTCTTGAGCAATCATTAAAGCCTTTTGTTCTTTTACAAGAAAAGGTCTAAATTTTAGTTTCTTGCCCGTCGAAGGAAGATTCAATTCGTAAGTTATATTACTAAGTTTAGGTAGTGCCATAATTATTCATCCTTTATTATAATCTAGTTAATACTTTCGGTAGATTTGCCGCAATATTTCGCTCCACTGTATTTAATACAGTATCAAATATTTTGTCTGTCAGACTTGGTGGCTGTCTATTTGCATCTAAAGACTCCCAATATCTAAAAGAAAAGGTTACAGGAGTTTTTATAATTTCATTGTTTGCTGCTTGTCCCAAATCTGTTCCACCAATTGTTTTGGGAAATGCTTCTATAAGTTTGATACCATATCGTCTTTGATCTTGTCTATCTAATAGATATATTTCAACGGTACTTACATAATCATTATAATAACCAATATTCCAAGTTTGTTTATTAAATGCGAGTTCTTGCCATTCCTCAAAAAATACTCTTTCATCCAACCCAGAACTTGCCTGAAAGGTCATGGAAATATCTTCTGCATAAGTTACACCATCAACAACTTCTCTAGTTGGGCCGTATGGCATTCCATCGGTAGTAGTATTTAAATTTCTGCCAGGAAGAAGAACAGTTTCACATCTCAGAGAAACTTTTCTTGCGTCAGTAGGACTACCGCCAGGCCGAGTAATTAATACCTCAAATCGGTTTGGTATTGCATAACCATTGTCAGAATGAAATTCAGATAGAATATCATTTATAACACCAAATGCACCACCCTCTAAAAATTTTGCAAGGCCCGCCATTAAACCATACTCCTAGACTCTTTCCATACTGCTGATGCAGAAGCTTTCTTAAATCTTTGTACAGGTAGTAATGTTGCAATTGTCCATTCATCTGCATCAATTCTACGAAACTGAGATTTAGTTTGTCCTGCTAAATATTTATGTATAGTAGGACGAATTAATTTAATACTTTTTAATTTATTATAGTCCACTACCATTCTTGTTGTTGTTTCTTCAAACTTCTCTGAATTGGTATAGTCCACTAATCTATCAAGAAGCTTAACACGCAATGGTATGGGAAGATAGTGTAAATTGATACCAAGAAATCCATCCGAATAAGTCTCTAAGGGAAGTACCAGAGGAAACGTATCGTAATAAGGAAGCTTCTTCTTGTGTTTGGGATCATAAAAGAACATATTCAATTTACCATAAAATGG